GCAATGTTAAAACCTCTCCTTAAGGAGACTATACACAAGTAATATGGCTAAATATTTTATACCAGGTAACGTACCTAGCAGTAAAAATGGAAGAAGATGGACAGGCAAGTACTTCATATCTAGTAAAACAGTTATGAAATATAGAAAGGATACAAAATCCTTTTATCAAAATTATGCTTCTCAGTTTCAGAAGGAACTAAAGAAGCATAAACTACCAGTCAAAATCGCTTTCACTTTTATTCGCGGTACTAGACATAAATTTGATTATTTAAATCCTGCACAAACAGTGCAAGATGACATGGTAACACATGGTTGGATAGAAGATGATAATATGAAATTTATCATTCCTGTATTCAAACCATATCAGTATAATAAAGAAAAGCCAGGGGTAATAATTGAAATTATAAATTATGGCAAGAAGAAAAGATCCGATGAAACTGCTCCCATTAATGAGCAGATTGATAGATCACGGAATAGAAAAAGTAATAGCTGACTTTGATGGTCAGGGTGATTCTGGAGAAGTTCATGAGTATTGTTTCTATGATATTGATGGTAATCTAATAGATTATAAATTAGATCAAGAATTAGAAGATTATATATATTCTTTAGTTGAAGATTGTGTTGATAGCTATGGTGGAGATTGGGTAAATAATGACGGTGGATATGGCAATGTAATAATTAATGTAAAAGACAAAGTAATTGATGCCAATTACAATCAAAGAACTATAGATGAATATGGATGGAACAGTTTAATATTTGATGATTGATGGCTCATCCTTCTTTGCATGCTAAATCCTCAGTAAGAAAATGGGGAGGCATTCCGGAAGATTATATTAAAATACATGAATGGTTTGATGAAACTAAAAAGTGGATAGGACATTCTATGCATAGATTATATCGTCACCACAGTGAAGGTATTTTTGAATGTGAAATAATCTTTGGAAAATCATTTATTAATTCTGACGGTAAAACCGTTTATACAAGATATGTTGGTGAACAGCATGTCAAAGAAGATTGCAATAATTATATTCCATCTGCAAAGGAATGGATTGTTCATATGAACAAAAAAGAAAAGCCTGATTGGATGAGAAAAACCTTAAAGATAGAAGACTAATGGATACAAAAGAAATATTAAAAATAGATTTAGAAACATTTAATAATTTATCTACCATGCTTAACTCTTCAAATAAAGAAGATGTTGAGATGGCCTTGGAGACAATTAAAAACTTAAACCCTGAGCAAGAGATTGTAAGACTCATTCTTAAAAAAACTTCATATGGTGGCAGGCATCATCTTATAGAGATGCTTGGTCAGAACATGTGGAGTTATCAAGATCTCACAATGCAAGAGATATATAATAGTATATCAAGGTTAGAAAGTGATAATATAGAAAATATAAAACATATCTATGAATCATTAGTTATTGAACACTTTCAGGCTTTAACAGAACAATATAGATTCATAGATGGTAAATTTAAAGTAAAATGGTAGCAAACTTAGTTTCAAAAGCAAGCAAAACCTTAATTTTTACAGAGCCCTTTTATGGGCTCTTTTTAGTTGGCCTTAATAAGGTTTATACAGATAAGCTTCCTACTGCTGGTGTTAGTAAACACGGCATTGGTGTACAGCTTGCAGTTAACCCTGAATTTTTTACAAATTTAAATGATAAACATAGAATTGGTTTATTGAAACATGAACTTCTTCATATATCATTTGGGCATCTGTTGGTCAGGGATCAGTATGCAGATAAAAAGCTATTTAATATAGCTGCAGATCTGGAGATCAATCAATATATTGATAATGATTATCTTCCTGATGGTGGTATAACTATGGATTCATTTCCAGAGCTAGATCTTCCAAAAAGAGCCGGTACTAAAACATATTATGAATTATTACAACAGGCTCGTGAAGATGGTTCATCTCCATCTCTTGATGAATTAATGGATCAAATGGATGGAAGTACTCCATATGATCATGCTTCATGGGATGATTTTGAAGAGTTACCTGAAGCTGAAAAGAAGTTAATTCAAAAGCAGATTGAACATCAGATCAAAGAAAATGCTGAAATGACTGAGAAGAGACAAGGTAACATTCCAGGTGAGCTAGCAGATTTAATTAGAAGACTATGTCATGTAGAACCACCTAAATTTGATTGGCGGGGTTATCTAAGAAGGTTTGTTGGTAACTCATCTATAGTTTATACAAAGAAACTTAGACGTAAGTATAACAAAAGGTATTTTGAAAATCCGGGACTAAAGATCAAATTCAAAAATCATATCTGTGTAGGTGTTGATACTTCAGGATCTGTAAGTCAAAAGGAACTTGAAGAATTTTGGTCTGAGTTAACACATATGCATAAGACCGGTCATCAGATTACAGTAGTGCAGTGTGATACAAAGATCAATTCAATTAAACCTTTTAATCCTAAACGTGATTGGGAAATACATGGTAGAGGTGGTACATCATTTCAACCTGTAGTAGATCACTATAATGAACATGGGCGTTATACAGCTCTTATATATTTTACGGATGGTGAAGCCTGGGCTCCAGAAAACTGTCCCAAGAATGCTTTGTGGGTACATAGCAGTCATTGCAATATCAACGAAGAATTACCCGGAAAAAAAATACAATTAAATTAATTAAAAAAAAAAATTATGGCACAAGTAAATTTAAATATTGATGATTTGAAAGGTTTCATGAACCACATTATTACAAACAATAGATTTCTACAGGGACAAGGAAAACTACCTGTTGCTATAGAAGTTCTAGGTGAATCAGGTATTGGTAAAACATCTACGGTAAAACAAATTGCTGATGAGCATGAACTTGATTTTGTAAAATTAAATTTGGCTCAAATTGAAGAGCTTGGTGATTTAGTTGGTTTTCCGGTCAGAGAATTTCAAATGTATAAAGAACAAGTTGTAAACATCAATAACAATAAAGACTCTGTAGCTTACGGTGCAAAAACCGCAGCATCCAAAGATGTCATGACACTAGCCAATAGTACTTCTGTTACAAAGAAGATTGGGCAGTGGGTAAGTGAGCTCGCAGTAAGTGACTATTTAAATAATGGTTACAAGATGACAGGTAAAAACCGTATGTCATATGCTGCACCAGAATGGATCTCAGATAAAAAGAAAGGTGGTATCCTACTTCTTGATGACTGGAACAGGGCGGATAAATAAAAAATTCAAGCAGACACTTTGATAGTTTGTATAAATTATGTATCTTTATGGCATGAAAGATTTACTAGTTAACAATATCAAAGAGTTCTTGAACGTTCCAGGAATCTATTATATCAAGATTTCCACTAGAGATTATGTTGGAAGTGCAGTGTCTATAGGGCACAGATTAAAGCATCATCTTTGGGCATTAAATGCTCAAAAGCATCATAACAGAACTATGCAAAATGCATGGAATAAATATGGTAAAGCAGAGTTTAAAATGTTAGAAACATGTGATCCAGATTCTTTAATAGAAAAAGAATTACATTATATAACAGTTTTAAATCCTTATATGAATCATATTAAAAATCCTGTTAAGATTGAAAGAGATGATGTATATAGAAAAAGATTAAGCGAAGGTTTAAAAAAAGCCTATGCTAATGGTCTTGAAGTCCATAATAAACAAGAAGTATATATGTATACTCTTAATGGTGATTATGTTAAATCATTTTCTTCTATTACAGAAGCAGCTGAACAATTTAACACAGATCCTTCTGGTATATGTGCTGTTTTAAATGGACGTGCTTACTCTGCACAAAAACACTTGTGGTCTACAAGTAAACTAGACAAAATTAATATTCCAAAAAAGAACTATCAAATAAGAGCTGTTACTCAGTATGATATGAATGATGTTAAAATAAGAGAATGGGAATCTGTAAAGATTGCTGAAACTATTCTTAAAATAACAAACGTTCATAGAGCTGCAAGTAAAAACAAAACTGCTGGTGGTTTTAAATGGAAGTTTGAATAAACGTTATGTCCCCCAAAAATCCTGTGAACTCAGGGAAACTCCAGAGATGGACAATCCTGAGCCAAGCTGTATGGAAACATGCAGAAGGTGCAACGACTAGATATAGTAATCTTAACAAGTGGTGTTGAAGATGAAATATCCAAGAGTGCAGGACAACAACTTATGTCTACCAAGACTTAAAGGTTGTTGATGATATAGTCTGAACTACAGATATGATCTAAATGAAACTGTAGAACTAAGAGATAAAGAGCTCTTAGGATAACATAATGGTACGTTTTATTCAAGCCGTGATGGAACTAATTGATCGTCAAACATATATATCATGGTCTTTACCACAAGATTGGCACATTGTTTTAACCGCTAATCCTGATAATGGAGATTATATGGTTAATTCTGTAGATGCAGCTCAAAAAACAAGATATATAACAG